CTCGTTTTCGGGCGTCGGACCCTGTTCAATAATATCCAAATCTTCTACGTTAATACCCGACCAATTATAATTGGAGGCGAACTTTTGGGGAACGTAGATACCATAAGAATCGCTAGCAAGGATCTGAATACCAGACATAGGGATCTCCTCAATTCATCATATACTAAGTATACCCTAACATTTTAAAAATGTCAAGCTCTTTTTAGCAAAGAGCCAGACACCTTCCACTGGGAATTCGGCGTATTCACCGTCACAGTTTTCTGATTGATACGAGCCACAGTACCCGTAATAGTCTCGCCAGAGCGAGTCTCGAACTTAACTTTATCGCCCTTAGCAAAGCGGACAGTCGCGACTCTCTGCATCTCTTTGAATTTAATAGAGACAGCCTGAGAGATAGAACGGATCTCCTCGGCAGAGAAAGAACCAGCGAGGATAGCGGCATTAATCTGACTAACGGTCTTCATTTCGATTTCCCTTTCATCAACCATATTCTAAGTATACCCTAATCCATGGAAAAAGCAAGCGTCAGCTTGACCATACCAGGATCTTTTTTTAAAATATTAGGGCTTGACTTTTTTGTCGAACCCAGTATAATAGACATTGTCAGGATGAAAGGTAGATCGATGAAACAGTTTAACCCTATTGCTTTCGAGTTACGCTCAGGCAAATATAAACAGCGTATTATTAAGAATAAAAAGAAATACGATCGTAAACGAATGAAAAAGGATTGGTGATGAATATTCATAATGAGTGCACATTCCTTAAACCAGAGGGAATTGCTAAGATAGAGAACATGTATAATGCCAAGTATGTGTTCGAGTCATGTCTTAAAACTCGAACTGATGGCTGGAGTAATTATCCCGTAGCTATTTTCTATACGGAACAAGCGCATCCTAGGGGATCGAATTATATGGGACTGTATGTTGATGAATACGGTCGATTATTGATTACCGACGGGATCGCTGCTACTGAACCATTTGATGCTTTACAAATTGGCGAGGATATTATATACTCTCGGTATCGTCATGACTATCGTGAATTTAAAGGAGCGATGGTTGATGGCGGGCGAGATTACTTCAAGCGTAGCGCCGATCGTGGTGTGCCTGTAAAGCTGAAGGTTGTTGGTGATCATTTGGAGGTGGTAGAAAATGCTGCTTAGTCAAAGCTCAGAGTTCTTCTATTTGTTCTTACTCCCATTGGGTATATTGGTATGGGGTGCTGTGATTTGGATCCTCTCAATGTTCGTTTATCTAATAAAGGATAATCTCCGTGACCGATGACCTTGTAAAACGAATATTGGAACAAGCCAATGCAGAGGGTGATATTGTCTGTGGTGATGATGGTTATTATGTATATTGGCCTCGGCGCACAGGAGCCTATCCTTCCTATCATCTGCGAGCCCTTGCTGATGAATTAGATCGGCGCAATGAGGTCTGGGATAAAGAGTTGGATGAGTATTTTGATAACCTTGCCAAGAAACAGGAACCTCTAGGTGAGGATGATATGGATAAGACCATTGAAGACATCCTGGCTGAAGAAATACAGGCAGAAATAGATCGTGAGATACTTGAAACTGTTAAAATGACCTGCGATGGTTGGGTGTCAGTAGATTATCCAGATGGTATTGGCTTTATAGAACATTGTGGAATTAAGGATTGGGTAGAAGAAAACATTAAAGGTCCAAATAAACTAATTCATACTAAATGGTGGTTTAAGGATCCAAAAGATAAAGTATTATTCTTGTTGAGGTGGGGAGTTTGAAAAAGTCCTGTATAATAACCTTGATGACCTATATGTGAGGGATGATGACTGAATTTCTAACAAAGAATGCAGATGTTGCATTGGTAGAAGTAAAAGAGAAGCTGTATGAACGACTGCGTAATAGAACCAATTACGCTGCACAGGATCCATTGAAGGATCCATATTACAAAGGACTACAAAAAGGTGCATTGTCCGAAGTAGAGTTTCTGAAGGGACTGTTGGATATTATCGAGAGGTCATAATGATTACTGACGAACTACGCCAGATTGCATACAATGAAGGTTGTCAGGCTTTCGCTGATGATGTAAATCTTATGGATAATCCATATAATGGCGTTTCACATACTCTCAAAGTATTTTGGAGCCATGGTTGGTGGGCTATGTTTTACGACGAGAACTAAGATGAAATATAAACTCTATCTGGATGACCTGCGTTATCCTGACCTGCATCCCGATTGGAGGATTGCTCGTAACTACCATGATGCTGTGTGGATGGTTACGAACTATGGACTGCCATATTATATCTCCTTTGATCATGATCTGAACGATTTTGCTGACTTCTATACTCATCGAATGGAGTTCACTGGCTATGACTTTGCCAAATGGTTCTGTAATTGGGTGATGGATAATGATGTATGTCTGAATGATTTTGATTACTGGGTTCACTCTGCTAACCCTGTCGGTGCAGAGAACATCCGCCGCTATATGGCAAACTTCATAAAGGATCGTTATGTCTAATAGTATGCAAAATCTCTATAAGATCGACACCAAAGGCAAGACTCGTGTTTGGTGGATCGAATACGATGAAGAGAAGTATCGCACTCATGCAGGTATTCTTGACGGTAAGATTGTAGTTTCTGGTTGGCAGCGCCCGACAGAAAAGAATGTCGGTCGTTCAAACGCTACTACTGTTGCTGAGCAAGTTCTTGCCGAGGTCAAAGCAGAATATGAGAAGAAGCTACATCAGGGCAAATATCATTTCAGTCCTTCTGGTGCCGAACAGGGTGCTAAGTTTATTGAATGTATGCTTGCTTCTAAGTTCGATGATAAGAAGCATAAACAGTATCCGTATTTCTCTCAACCGAAGCTGGATGGTATTCGCTGTTTGATTAGCAAAAACGGTATGCAGTCACGTCAGGGTAAACCTATTACCTCTTGTCCGCATATTATGGAGGCGCTTGATCCGTTCTTCCAGGCATTCCCTGATGCTATTCTTGATGGCGAACTATACAATCATGATCTTCGTGATAACTTTGAAAAGATTGTATCGCTTGTTCGTAAGACTAAGCCGACGACTGCTGATTATATCGAAGCATCAAAGCTGGTTCAGTATCATGTTTATGATTGTGTGATGGATGAGCCGTTCATGGATCGTTTGAGTTTTATCAGCAAGCACTTCGGTACTTACAATTCGTTCGGTGACCGTTACTATCCTATCGTTCGTGCTGTTCAAACTCAGTTCATTAATGTCGAGCAAGACATCGAAAAAATGCTCGGAGAATATCTCGAAATGGGTTATGAAGGTCAGATACTCCGTGTTCCCAATTCTCCCTATGAAGGTAAGCGTTCAAAGAACCTTATCAAGCATAAAGAGTTTCAGGACGAAGAGTTTGTTATCGTCAATATTGAAGAAGGATTAGGTAACTGGGAAGGTTATGCTAAATCTGTTGAGATTCGTCTTGAAGATGGTACTACTCAGAACTCAGGCGTTCGTGGTAATCAAGAGTTTATGGAGCAGCTGCTAAAGGATAAAGAGCAGTATATCGGCACGGAAGTAACAGTTCGTTATCAGAATAAGACTGCTGATGGTAAGCTACGTTTTCCTGTCGTTGTTGCTTTCTGGAAAGGTAAAAGAAATCTGTAAATCTTACAAAAATAACAAGTTATGATATAAATAGATAACTTTTAACACACCAAGGAGGGTGTCATGATTAGAGTATCATATACAATCAAAACTATTGACGGACTGTTGGTTGATAAGACCCAGATCTTCAATACGCTCTCCGAGTTAACCAGTTATATGGCATATCTCAGAGCATCAGGACAGTTGGTAGGAAAGCCTACTCTATCATAAATAGTTTTGTCCTTCGTGGACAATCTATCGATAGGAGGTTATCATGTTCGAAGGTTATAAAACTTACCTAATCGCCATTCTTATGGCAGTTCTTCCAGTTGTATCTGAGAAGGTTGCAGGAATTGATTGGGTTACAGTTCTAACTGGTTGGGGTGTTCCCCAGACAATGGTAGTTCCACTAGCTGGCATTGTTGCCGCTGCAATCATGGCAGGAATGCGTAAGATTACAGAGATGACAACTGTTAAGACAGCTTTGGAAACACCACCACCAGCTGAATAAGATTGAGGGCGCTTCGTGCGCCCTTTTTCATTTCATTATAGAGGATAGTTATGTTACATTTTCCAGCATTTTGTATTGACAATTTTTATAACAATCCAGACGCTATTAGAGAATACGCTCTATCTCTGGATTTTAATAACATTGGGCCATGTCAGGGCAGACGAACCGCTCCGCTACACGAAATTAATCCAGAATTTTCCGATGTTTTTGCTAAACAGTTGCTATCTGTATTTTACGATATGGGTAGGAACGATGTTCAATGGATGATCAGATCTCATTTCCATTTACACAGAGTAACAGACAATTCTACGTTTGCTAAGAACACAGATCAAACGCTTCACGTTGCTCACAAATATAGAGATTTCGTTCCTAGCTATGAATCAGAGATACCTACTGCTGTCCATTTAGACGATAACAGTTTTTTCTCTGGCGTGGTTTATTTGAATCCTATTGCCGAGCCTCATGCTGGAACTGCCATTTATAGAGTTGTAGAAAACACTGATCCTATCAGATATGGTAATGGAGATATCGAAAAAGAAACTGTAATAGAATCTGCTAATTTCAAACAGGTATATAATCGTTTGGTTGTTTTTGATGGCAAATCATACCATGGAAGAACAGGCGACAACACGCAAAGCGAAAGGCTAACTCACGTTTTCTTTGCGCATCGTATAAACGCCAATATTCCAACACCATTAAATAGATTTAAGGTTTTGTGAGTTTATCTGCATTATTAATAAAATTTCTAATACTTTCAATAGAGGACTTACATGTCAAGTTGTTCTTTTGTAGTTGGACTATCAACTTCGCAACCTGAGAATCAGTCAGAGTCTGCCACTTCGGAAACTGTTTCACCACAGGACAGTAATACATCGCCTCGGATGGATGTGCGACCATATATTTGTATGATGTTACAATCTGCTCCTGACTATTACAAGAAGCCAGTAGAACTGCAATTAACAATGGAATAATTTTTTTCATTGGCTTAACTCTTTAATTGTATTTTTGAGGATATCAGAAGATGGACGATCGTTGCCCTTTCCAATTTCCACGTCAATTCGAGACTCGATTGTTTTTAGCTTATTTTCTAATGCTTGTTTTTGGATTTCTAATTTCGCTACTTCTTCATCTCTATTTTTAAAAATAGCTTGTTGTTGTTCGATAAACAAATCTTTGTCTTTGATAGATTGCTGAAGCTGTTTGATATTATACGCTTGAAGCGCTGTTTGTTTTTCCAGGTCTACGATCTGACGATGCTTGGAATATAATCCACCAGCTAACCCTCCAATGATTATAAGTATAGAAAGCCACTTGATGGCTCCAGAAGATATGAGAGATAATATTATGTTCATGATAAACTCCATTTTTACGGTGTATTTATGAAGTTTCCATTATTTTGTATTGATGATTTTTATGAAAATCCAGAAGCTATTAGAGAATACGCTCTTGGATTAGAGTATGAAGATCAAACTCCATATGATAAAAGATCTCAATGTCTATCTGAAATAAATCCAGAGTTATTCTCCAGATTTTGCGATAAACTATTTTCTGTTTTTTACGACTCACCCGTTAGGTATAAAGTATATACAGCTTTCCATATTCATTTCAGAAAAAGCGATGATCCTGATTCTCCTGACAATAATGGTTTACTACACAAAGACCCAAATGTGTTGATGGGCGGTGTTATATATTTGACACCTAATCCAAATCCAAAAGCTGGAACGACTGTATATAAATCTTTTGAAAAGCCTCTTGAAGAGGTAATTACTTTCCAAAACAAATATAATAGACTTATAGGTTTTGACGGTAGCAGATATCCTCATAGAGTCACCACTAGGTATATAGAAAATGATTATAGATTATCGCAAGTATTTTTTATAGAGTTTATGCCGAAAAATACAGTTTTTCCGCTAGAAAGGTTACCGAAAATATGAAAAAATTTCCTACTTTTTGCGTTGATGATTTTTATGAATATCCAGACGAGGTTAGAGAATTCGCTCTTCAACAAACATTTCATAAAATGCCAAGTTGTATCGGATTGAGAACTTCTCCTATGAAAGACGTTCAACCAGAATTTGACGACTATTTCAATAAAAAATTACTATCTATGTTTTATGATATATTAGATCCTTCTTTACAGTATATCGTCAAAAACGTTTTTCATAAAAATTATCCAGTAGAAAGTAAAAATTATACTCTCTATAAACCAGAAGAGTTATTATGGGGTAGCCGATATGGTGGAACATTTCGTAGTGATAATAACGCTCATCTGGATCCAAATAATGTCATTTCTGGAGTTATATTTTTAAATAAAGATGAAGAAATGCACGCAGGGGTGGCTATCTATAGACCAGTAGAATATTCTGATGAACATGATGGCGCATTGTTACAAGAGACAGCCAGATTTTCTCAAATCTTTAATAGGCTGGTAGCTTTTGACGGCGAGACTTGGCATGGAAGAGTTGGTGATAACACAAGAGAAGATAGATTATGTCAGGTGTTCTTTGTTCAACATGTTTCTGATCAGCTTTCTCCTATAGAAAAAATGAGACAGATAGTATGAAAAACATACCTAATATAGAAAACTTGATAGTTGTTTCAGAGAAGATAGTTAAAGAAGCATGGGAAGCTATCGATAAAGAACCAGATAGCGGATTTGCAGTCGTGTTACAAGCAGCAGAAGAATATAAGGCTGCTAATATGACACCGATGTTTATTCTAGATCAACGCAATATGGACATCTATTGTTTCGCAAAAGAAACTTTCGGAAAAAAGCTCCATTAAGAAAATAGTATTTGACTTTTGTATGGGGTTATAGTATAAATAAACTCAAGAGTGGCGGTTTCACCGTCACCAAAGGCGAAACTGACCACTTGATTTTTTCTCTATGGAGAATAATATATGAGTACAGTAACTACTACAAGCGCTGCAGTTGCAGCAAAGTCAGATGTCGTTGATCTCCGTGGAATGTGGATTGGGCTTGCCCTTCTAAACACATTCTATCTCATTGTCCGTATCTATGAACAAGTGTTCGGCTGGAGGGCTGGACTTGATTCATTTGCGCCCGAGTTTCAGACATATTGGATGTCTATTCTCTGGACAGAGATTCCGCTTGAGTTAGTCTCAGGACTAGCACTTGCTGGTTATCTTTGGAAGACAAGAGATCGAGATATTGACGCCGTGACTCCTCGTGAGGAAATGCGTCGTCTAGTAGTTCTTGTTCAGTGGCTTGTTGTGTATGCTGCTGCCATTTATTGGGGCGCATCCTTCTTTACTGAACAGGATGGTACATGGCATATGACTGTTATTCGTGATACTGACTTTACTCCAAGTCATATCATTGAGTTCTACATGTCATATCCAATTTATAGCGTAATTGCAGTTGGCGCTTTCTTCTATGCAAGAACTCGTATCCCATACTTCTCACATGGTTACAGCCTTGCATTCTTGATTGTCGCTATTGGACCATTTATGATTATTCCAAACGTTGGACTCAACGAATGGGGTCATACTTTCTGGTTCATGGAAGAACTATTCGTAGCACCATTGCATTGGGGCTTCGTATTCTTCGGCTGGATGGCACTTGGTGTGTTCGGCGTTGTTCTCCAAATCCTAGGACGTGTTCATGCTTTGCTAGGGCGTGATGGCGTTAAGTTACTAGCAGAATAAAAAAGTTGAGGGGAAGGCGTTGACTTTCCCCTCTTCTCATATTATATTATGTCTGCGTTGCCTAATGGAACGCAATCTTAAACTCGCTCTAAAGGAGAATTAAATGACAAACGATGTTTTCAATTTGTCCAATCTAAACAAGCATTTTGTAGGTTTTGATAAGGTTCTAGACACTCTAACTAATGTTAATGATACCTACACCAAGGCAATCCTAAACAACTCCCCAAACTGGCCTCCATATAATATCGTAAAGATTGATGATAACAACTACAGCATTGAATTGGCTGTGGCTGGTTTTGGTAAGCATAATCTAGATATCGAATTAGCTAATAACACTCTCGTAGTTAAGGGTGGATTTACTGTCGACGAGATTGATCCCATTGACAATCCAGTCCAGTATCTATGGAAGGGGATTGCTGATCGTATGTTTACCCGCAAGTTTACTCTTGCTGACACGGTTGAAGTGAAGAACGCAGAATATGTTAATGGTATGCTTAAGATTTTCCTAGAGAACGTAGTTCCAGAGGAAAAGAAGCCGAAGAAAGTAGACATCAAGTAATCTTCTAAATAGGGGAGAGTTTCGGCTCTCCCTTTTTTATTT